TTGTCCCGGATGAGATAGAGTTCTTGCTTGAAGTCGTATAGTGTCATGGCTGAATCAACCTCCCCGTCTCGATCAAGATGCCTGGATGTTCCGACAGTCTCTTCTTCAGCTTGAGCAGAGCAATCTGGGAATCATCCTTCCAAAATCCCATTCTGGTCATCACGTCTTGAAGTGACTTGACGGAATTATCCAGATCCGGCTTGCTGGTCTTCCACTGTCCCCACCTGTTTTTAGCCTTGATCTGATAGTAGAACGTGATGTCGAGATAGACTGCATCTTCGAACATCGGAGGCTCACGGCCATCAAGGGCTTCGAGGATAGCGTTCTCGTAGATAGCCATCTGTGTAGCGACTTTCTTCTTGGTGTAGTGATGGATCCTTCCGCCTCTGATGGTCTCGCCTTTCATCTGGCTCGTGCTTTTCGGGTTTTGCTCCAAGTCAAGATACAAAGTCATTCTTCGCCTCCCTCACCGTCTTAAAGAACGGACACTTCTCGCCTTCTGCCTTGCCTCCACGATTCTCAAAGTGTGTATCGATCAAGCATCGACAGTGACCTGTCCCCCTGTTAGCGAAGCATTCGAGCCTACCGCAGAACGGATCGCCTGTGTTAATGATTCTCCCCATCTGATTCCTCCTCATAGTCTGTTAGTGATAGTTTCAATTCATCGAATCCGAGAGCGGACAAGGCTCTTGCAGCGGAGTCGAGTTTCGGGACTCTCTTGCCTCCAAGCCAGTCGTAGATCGTCTTCCTCTCCACTCCCGAAGCTCTTGCCAGCCACGCCATCGAGCGGTTCTGCTCCTGCATCGCCTTGAGCACGGTTTGTCTCCAAGCTTCACAGGCGACGAGGCTGGCTTTAGTTGGTGTTGGTGATCTATTCATTTGTGTCTCCTTCCGCAAAATCAAAGATGTTCATTTGGCCTTTGAATTGTTCGCCATTCGGATTGAGCCACCAATGCGCCGGATCTTCCCACGGGATGCCTAAATAGTCGAGCACCCTTCCCCATCCATATCGGATTCCTTTATCGTCCACGCAGCATCTATTCATCCAGAAGTCCCACTCTTTAGGTGATCTCTTGTAGAGCCTATCGAAACGGTGAGGTCTCTTCTCAAGCTGAATCCCGAATCCGCACATAGAACAGCCTGTTCTCTTCTCCCCTGTCGTTGAATATTCGTAGTCGCCGAATTTGTTCTTCTCTTTGCTTATGATGACATCGCCGTAGATCTCGGGAATGTGCACTTTCAGATCACAAGCGAGATGGACTATGTCGGAATGCAAATAGAACGAGAATGGAGCGGAACGAGCCGTAGTTTTGCCCCAGTAGTTGCATCCGTGTTCTTCGAGAGCATCTTGTCTTTGTCCGCCTTCGGAAGCCATCAACCCGAGATAAGGGACGGAGTTATGTTCTCTCGCCCAATTATCACAAGGAGCCTCTTTGAGGTAATAGCAACAGCGGTGAGATACCTTGAAGTTGGTCGGTGCGGAATATCCAAGAGCTTTTCCTTCTTCATCCAAGCCTCCGAATAGCTTGAGATATGCTAATGGGAGGCGCATCTTACTATCGGTCGCAAAATGCCCTTGCTCTCCACACTCTCCAGTAATGATCGCGTGCCGGACAGTCTTGTTCTTCTCGGTAGGATTGGCGATAGTTGCTATCTTATTAGCTATCCGCTTGGAGAGAACCGGGAATCCTTCTTCTTGAAGGATGTTGACCTTCGATTTGAGAGGCTTAACGACGATACATCCTATCTCTTGATGAACCTTCTGGATGGAAGCGTCCTCAAGGGTCGAAGCGGAGATAAAGGGGATCTCTTTTTCGGTATATCCCATCTCACGGATAAGATAAGCCAATGTGATTGAGTCAAGACCTCCGACGGAGACGTGACAGTTTACTCCTCTGCGATAAGCTTCATCATAGAAGTCTCTTATCCTCTGTTCGGACATTCGCCTCTTGACCTCATACGGGAGCATTTGCCTTTGAAGCATATCCCGATGCTTGGCGGCTTTATACTCTTTATATTCTTCTACCGAATTAAAGTTCATTCTTTCACCTTCTTTCTGAGACACTCGTCTCCTGTCAGATCCGCTATGCACTCGACCGCCCGTCTGATGACTTCTCTCTTCGGTGCCGAGTCGATGTTCTTCATCAGCCAGGATCGAGTGTCGGACGATCGAGCGATGCGGATGGCTTCGTCTTGAAGCATCTTCTTGTGAGCTTCGTGCGTTCGTTCATATTGTGCGAGTGAGATCATATCGGAGCTCCGTTCTCTCCCCATTCAAAACGAGCTTGGCGAGCGGCTTTCAAAGCAAAGTCCAATCTTTTGGCGCCTTCTTCGTCATAGTAATCCAGCCCCATAAGGAAGAATTTGCCTCTTTTACGAGAAGTAGGGATAGCCATATAGTAGTCTCCGTCAACGAACTCGAAGCTGAAGAAGATATCATCCATTCCAAGACCAAAAGAGAAATCATCAAAAGAATTAGGAATGTTTCCAACAATTAGAACAGGATGCTCTTTTGAAAACTCTTTTATTCTCTCAAGATCCTCCTCCGTCATTTCTCCTTTCACTTCAATGTATAAATCAGAAGGAGAGTCTTCTTCAAAAACGCGATAGCCGTAACACTTAACTCGAAAGTCAGGAAGATACCGTTTACCTCCTGGGAGTTCAAATCCTTCAGGTTCGTATTCCCAATCTGTGCCGAGAGCGTCTAAAAATACCGCCCACCGAGCTTCAAGCCTTGATCTGAAACGATAACCTTTATAAACAGTTTCGATCGGTTTGATATTATTCATCTTTTTTACCTCTCTAATTTAGCTGCGAGACGGTCTCCTTGACCTTGATGATTTTTGATAGGTTGGTGAGCGTTAGCCTCACCCCTATCAAGAAATCGTCAAGTCCTCTCTCGGAGAGAGAGATTTATATATATACCGTCTCTCTCTTTTTTGGCTAAACGGGAAATCCCCGTCTCTCTCTTTTTAGATTCGTCTGACAATCTTGCCTTCCAATACGTAGTCAGAAGGGAACTTTTTTACATAGGTTTTGAGAGTCTCCTTCGCAACTTCGCACAGTGGACTGTTATACATATCAGCGAATTTTGCTGTCCCGTCAGATCTAACGACCGCTTCGAAGCACATATCGACGATCTCTTTCTTTTCCGAATCGGATCGCTGATTGTTCGGAGACTGCATTCTGTTTGCTTCCGGGCTTCCTTCGATAGCTGCACCCTTGAGCAGACCGCTCGTGTCAACGACGTGAAGAGGGAACTCGAAGAACAGATCAAGAGGATCGGGAGATCGGAAAGACCTCAAGACCATCTCTAAGCGGAGCGGAATCGGCTTCTCGTCAAGCTTGCCTGTCAGAGCCCCGAGTAGTTCCTTCTCGTTCGGATCCAGCACCAAGGACGCGAAGTCGATGATCGCATCTGCATCTCTGGCAAAGACACCAGAGCCGGAGCCACGGTCCATGACTTTCTTACCGCCTGCCGAGCCTTTCGCGTGGTGATGAACGTAAATCATCGACGCACCTGTCTCTTCTGCTATCTGGTCAAACAGAGCGCAGAATTTACCGATAGCTTCCGCCGAGTTCTCATCACCGCCCTGCACCTTATAGATCGGATCGACGATGATGGCGAGATACTTCTTGCTTCTGCATCGTCTGATAATCTTCGGAGCGAGCTTATCCAATGGCTCTGCCTTGCCTCGTAAGTTCCACCATTCGAAGTTATCCTGTCCCTCTTCGGAAGCCGGCTTCTCATAGGCCTTATATATGGACTTGTAGCGTGCTTCGAAGTCAGACTGCATAACCTCCATGTTGATATATAAGACACGGCCCTGCATACACTGATGACCGAGCCACTCCCATCCCTCGGCTATACAGATCGCGAGATTCATCAGAAGACACGTCTTTCCACTCTTGGAGTCGCCCGTGCATATCATCTTGGCACCCTTACGGAGTACACCGTCGATGATAGCCGGAGGCTCGGGAACGGGATTCTCGAACATATCTCGCGCGGAATGGATCTCGGGAAGATCATCGTCCACACCGTTCACGAGATCGATCCACTCGAGCCAAGATGAACAGCCGATGTTCGTAGCAAGAAGCCTCTGGATGTTGCCATTACGCATAGCACCCGGAAGACGCGAGAGCCTCGCAGGGTTCTTGTTCGCCTCGTCTATCTGGAATTGTCTTTGTGACAGGTAGTCGAACAGGAAGCTCGTTCTCTGCTTGAACTCATTCTCGTCAGAGGCTTCTATCTTGACGATGGCGTGAATGGACTTTCCGCCGGACTCGATCAGAGCCACGATCGGGAGCTTCTGATTGATAAGGAACTTCTTCTGTTCCTCCAATGGCATCGAATCAGACTCAACCAAGACGTAAGCGAATCGAGTGACGTCTGAATCTTTGGCACCTGTCGACGGATTGTGTCTGATCCACGCACCTGCTTGGGGATTGATCGTTCCGAAGGCTTCATCAAGTCTCTTGTACTTCTTAAGGTCTCGGATGATAGCAGAGACCTTGCGAACGTGTCCGGCATCAGCAGGAATCCACTTATCCTTGTCTTCCTTGAATGTCGCTGAATGGACGTAAGACACGGACTCATCCTTCTCGAAGAGCGTCTCCAGATAGCGCACCGCCATCTGCCAGGGCTCATCTTCCGTGCTGTTCTTCGAAAGAACTTCCTCGTAGTAGTTGCCTTCTTCGGCGACGGCCGGAAGATGGTCATCAAAGCTCCACTTCTTCGCTGTGTAGCTCCCGTACTGCTTTGCAAGATATACGATGGTTCCCCCGTTTACTCCGGAGCCATTGAAAGAGTTCCACTTCTTGTCACATTCGTTCGAATGGTACCGATCGGGATCTCTCAATGACCAAGAATCCCAGACAGAGCAGGGAAAGCCCTCTGCCTTGAGAGCCATTCCCACACTCTTCCATTCGTCATACGTCAGACGGCTGGGATCGAGAGCGTCAAGCGCGTCGAGGATGTTCTGTCTGCTGTCCATCAGTCAATGGAGAACGGCATATCAGCGTTCTCATCAAATGCCGGAGGCGTGACAGGCTTCTTGTTGTTCGGCAAGAGGTACTTGTCGACCTTTGCCCTCTTCTCGCCATTGTATGTCTCATGCTTGATCTTGCAGAAGCCTTCAAGACCGACAGCCTTATCGGTAGCGTCACCGATGGAGAGTGAGAGCTCCTCGCCCTTCTGCTTGAGTCCTATGGACTCGAAGAAGGAGACCAGCTTCCACATCATCTTGTCGGAGATGACAAGGTTGTCGAAGACCGAACCGTCCGCGCCCTGAAGGTCAAGTCTGACCTTGATCATCGGGTTTCCGTTGCTCGAGAATGTCTTCTCGGCGGATACGACCATGAAGTTATACTCCCCTATCGGAGGAAGAGAGAACTCCCTTTCCTCTGCCTTTGCCGGGACCTTGCTGTTCCAATCATACGTTTCACTCATTTTCTGATTCCTCCTTAAATCTGTTGATTAACTTTGTAATATTCTTGTGAACGAACGCGACCGCTGTCGGTTCCAATTCGTCGATAGTGTTAGCCGTGAGTGTTGGATCCTGCACGGACAGGAAGTGAATGAGCCAGGGCTCGAAGCCTTCGAGACCGTCAACGGCTTCGTGGATCTCCGCCTTCTTGGACTTCTTGACAGGGACGTTCGAGAAGATATGCGCGATCTCGGAGAAGTCTGCATCCATTGAATCGGGTAGACCGAATCTGTTCTTGGCATCGTAGGTGGGGCTGTGAGTCGCATACATCACACGCTTTCCTCCGACAGCCTTCTTTGACTTGGTCTTGGGATCTTCGACGATGCTGTTCTTGTAGTTCATGAAGAGGACCATATCAGCCCATTCCTTGATAAGAGGTGCGGTCTTCTTTGAGAGCTTCAGCTCCCAGCGGTCATAGGCTCCCATCTCATCCGGCTGTTCGAACTTCCTCATCGCAGCGTGAGCGACGATGACGATGTTCTTGCCCGAATCGACGACCTCGTCGCAAGCTTTAAGGACTTCAAGCCACTTCTGGGCGAGATAGGTGTAACCCTTTCCATAGCCGGGATCTTCGATATTCTTCCAATCGTTGACTTCGCATATGTGGTCTGTGATGAGGTTCTCCAGCTTGTCGGCCGTGTCGAGGACGACTGTCTTGCAGACGTCCTCTTGTGCTATATTCTTAAGAAGAAGGATGAGCCCGTCGAAGTGAGTAGGATTCTCGAATCGGGCGACATCCATCGTGTCGGTTCCCTGTTCGAAGTCGATGAAGACCGCGTCCGGGAACTGTGAGGCAAGTGTTGACTTGCCGATACCTTCCGGACCGTAGATGACGCAGCGAATCGAGCGAGCCTGCGGTCCTTTTCTAATCGTTAATGACATATGCTACCTCCTCACCACTCACACGGAATCTCGAAGAGAATCTTCGAAGTCTGAATAGATACAGTCCCGACTTCGTCAAGAATGTATTCATGCTTATTTTCAGCCTTGGCCAGTCCTCCGATTCCCTTACCGTTCGACCACCGTCTTACGACTGAAGCCTCTTTCAGAAGCGTCGTCTGTGTGCTCGGATTCTCCATCTTGCCGACCAGAATCCAGCCATATTCGCATACAATAATCGTGTTGTTCATAGTCAGTCCTCCATAAATTCAAGTATTTTTTGTATATTTTTGCCGTCGCCGTAGCCGTCGCCGGAGCCGTCGCCGTAGCCGTCGCCGTCGCCGTAGCCGTAGCCGTCGCCGTAGCCGTCGCCGGAGCCGTCGCCGGAGCCGTCGCCGTAGCCGTCGCCGTCGCCGTAGCCGGAGCCGTCGCCGTAGCCGCCGCCGTAGCCGTCGCCGTAGCCGTAGCCGTAGCCGTCGCCGTAGCCGTCGCCGGAGCCGTAGATAACTCGATTCAATTCGATTCCCTTCACTTCGCGAACGATAGTGATCTTCTGACAGCAGAGCTTGTCGCCTGTCTGCTCGATATATCCATCAGCCTCGACCTCGAAGACTCGGCTCTCGAATCGCTCGTAGTAATTGAAGACACTCGCGATGTCGCGACAGAAGTGAAAGCCCCTCTCACAGATCTGGATATTTCCATCAAGCTCGTAAGTCTTGCCGAGCTCATACCGGAAGCCACGACAGGTCATGTCTTCGTTCATAGCCTTATAGCCTTTCACCTTTTACCTCCTAAATAAAAATTTGAGTGTGGATTTAATCTGTTCGTAGGTCTCACGAACATAGATCGTCACGGGTGTATCATCTTCGACAGTCGAGAGAGTGATCATCGTTCCTCCGTCCGTCTCTCCAACGACTGCGATCTGATCGACATTCACGAGAATGGGGTTCCCGATCGTCGAGGTGTGGAGTTCCACAAACTGCGAACCGATCATCTGGATCTTCTGTTCGTCTTCCTTCGCGATCTCGTCGCGAAGAGGATTGAGGATGCTGTTCATCATGTCGAGATAGTCTTCATTTGCCATAATTAGCCCCCTTATCTGATCCTCAAAGACTCTGAACGCTCGATATGGGCGATTCCGTCAAGGTCTTCGCCTGCTTCGATATCAGCCTTGAGGAGCTTCTTGTCGATCTTGGGCTCTTGTGGGATGCGGTACTTCTCGGGAACGTCCAAGACAGAGCGAACATCCAGGACGACTGACGGAGTATTCTTCTGTACTTTGAATGCAAACAGTGGAGTCTTGATATCGAGCTTTCCTGTCTGCTGCATCGCTAACGTCATGCGTTCCTTCATGTTCTTGATCGCGTTCTCTTTTGCCTTGCGCTTTGAGGCAAGACGAGCCTCTTCCGTCTTCAAGCCCTCGATATCGGACTCGAAGTTCTTGATGATCTTCGCGTAGTTCTCGAGCTTGATCTCGATGTCTTCGCCGAGATTGTCAAGAGCCTCTTCAAGAGCTTCCTGCATCTCCGGCTCAAGTTCTTCCATCTCCATGAGTTCCGAGAACTTGGCATAATCGCCACTTAATTCGTATAAAGAAGCCATATCACACCTCCTGACTCGGATAGCGAATGCCAGAAGCCTCATTCCATTCGTGCTTGATGACGATGTGGTCCGACTCCTGCGCTGCTCTCTCTTTACAGATTGCTATATCTGTTCTGTTCTGCTTGATATCCTTCTTGTGGGACTTGAGTTCCTTCTCGATCTGTCTGATTCTGTAAGTCGTGTTGACGTAAAGACCGAGAAGTCCGACTGTGATCATCATCGTTCCGATGA